TCACAACCAGTATACAATACGAATGGACTGGTAACTCATGGGTCAAGAGTTATCAAGGACTGTATCCAGGAGGCAAATGGAGTCTAGTTCTGTAAAAGCGGTAGGTGTTTGGTTTTATGCTATCAACACTCGCCGGTATCTATATCTCATGCGTAGCGATCCTAAACACCCAGGTGCCTGGGGCTTGCCTGGCGGCCGTGTAGAATCTGGAGAAACTTTACTGGATGCCATGAATCGCGAATGCCGTGAAGAATTAGGATTTGTTCCAGAATATTTTAGAATGATTCCACTAGAAAAATTTACCACCGCAGATTTGGGATTTGAATATCATACTTTTTTCTGTATTGTTGACACGGAATTTCAACCAATACTAAACGACGAGCACTTGGGCTATGCTTGGATTGATAGTGGTACATGGCCCAAGCCCATGCATCCTGGATTGTGGTCAACTGTGAATTTTGACGCGGTGCAAACTAAAATTCTAACTATTGAACAGACGATTCAAACGTCGCAATAACTTATAAAATTGTCGTAGGTTATAAACTCAGCATTGGCCAATTCTAACCATTCTGGAAACATGTTGGTTTTTTCGCCAACAAAATAAAATTTTACACCGGCATATGATTCAATCACGGAGCATAATTGAGTATGCCATGTTGGATTCTCTACGGGAGAGTCGCGGTTGTATCCCAATAAAAAGATTTCTTGATGTCCATCAAATGCTGCCAAGTAAGCAATGGTAGAAATATCCAATAGTCTGGGATTGTTTGGAATCAAATAAAACTGTCCAGGATAATTGATACAGTTTCTACCAGTGGTGTAGACCACATGATTTTCAGAATATTTATTTTCTATCAATGCAGGTAACTGTGTTTCTTTAGTTTCTACAGCAAAATCCAATGGCATTGCCTGAGCTATTGATCCAACTCCATAGGTCTGAAGTTTTTTACTGCTCAAAAGTCCGCCGCGATGTCGTTGTAGTATTGTGTAGTCAAAAATATCTGAGTCGGTGTTGCTACCAATGCAGGCTGCACGACCTGATATGTGTTGATTGTCGATGGGATTTGAAATCCACTCGCGTTTCTCTGTGCGTTTGCCATCAACCCATTGTATTTCAAGTATGACAAATTCGCCTGGATAGTCCAATCTATATCGGGCTTGCATTAGAATCTACCTACGGCAACTTCAATCTGTCCAATTTCCTGACTGTTGTAGTTTTCCAAGGCCTTGCCAATGATACAACCAGGTTGGTATTGCGACATATCTAGCACCGTGGCTACTCCGGCAACGTTGCTTGAAACTAGTCGGTCGCCCTTGACAATATTGCCTACCACTTGACAAGGAACACGTCCTGTCAAGGCCACAGCAACAACATGACTGCCAGTTTGCCCGGCATTCATTAGGTAACTAGGATTAGTTGAAATTATTCCAGCCACTTGTGTTCGGTGACCGGCGGTTGTTTGTGTTACTTCTTTATCGCCACCAAACTCCAATACCGTACCCGGAGCATACTCGGTGTCGGCTGAATAATTTTCTGCCAAGTCAGCGTATTGTGCCGATGTTGCTTTGGCAAATATTGTATTGTAGGTAAATGAAGCACTACCAATATTGGCCGTAGCATTGGCTGTTGGCATAATATTAGCACCAATATTGACGTTACCGGTGCCATTTGGTAACAAGCTAATGTTGCCATTACTACTAGTGATAAGTGTCATTGGCCCTGTGTCAACAATGTTACCAACTATATTGATATCACCACCAATAGTGGCGTTACCTGTTGCCGAAATCAATCCACCTGTTAGGACATTACCACCAGTGATGTTACCCGTAACTGATTGCAATCCAGTCACATAAATTCCTGTAGTTGCGGCAACCCAAATGTTGCTTGTGCCACCTACACCGACTGTTACATTGCCACCAGAGCTAACAACTCTAACGTTACTTGTTCCACTTTGAATACTGGTTGCATCAATACCACTCAGCTGACTACCATTGCCAAGAAAATAACTAGCAGTAATATTGCCAGTTACACTAGCACTGGTGCCTTGGTAAATTTTGTTAGTTAAGGTTTGACTGGCAGTAAGTCCAACTTGTGGAAACCCGCCCACTGTGGTTCCGTCATTTACTACTACAATTTTATTAGTAGTATCTATAACCAGTTCGCCCAAGGCACCAGTAAATGCTGCTACCTGAACGTTTGAACCGCGTCTGTATTGAACTTGTGTACTCATTTTATATTCCTATATCCTATTTATGCTAGCTAACTATGTTGCCCGAGCTGGTAAATCTCCAATTTGTTCCGTCACTGAATGCGGTCATTGCACCAATGCTACTGGTTCTCAAATATATAAATTGAGCAGCTGGACCTACACTTGGCAATGTGTTGGAAGTATATGTTGGTAAAACCAATTGACTTGGGTAGATTAGTCCAGTAGCGTCAATCACACTGCCTAAATTGTAGAAAACAGTGGCTGGAATGTCTGTTACAAGACCCAAATCTTGACTGGTTGTAACTGCTTCTGTGACGGTGCCCATGTCACCGCCGGTAGAAAAGACGCCGCCGCCTGAGCTAGATGTAGCAATAGTAATAGTATCTGTGGCAGCATCAGCTACAATAGATATTCCAGATCCAGCAGTAATAGTCAGTGTGTCTGAAATTGAATCTGCTAAAACACTATTACCACCAGACACGCTAATATTACTAAATGAATTAATGCCGGTGAGTTGACTACCGTTACCTAGTATGTTACCACCAGTTATGTTACCAGTAACTGATAGTCCGCCAGATGTAAACACTGCCACATTGTTAGTGCCGGCAACTCCAACTGTGACATTGCCACCAGAACTGGTTACATTAACATTACTTGTGCCGTTGGCAATACTGGTCAAACTAATACCAGTGACTCCAATGGTAACTGACTTGCTGGTATTGTTACCTGTGATTTGAATATTGTTGCCGGCGGTAAGTGTGAGCACGTCGCCTACACTGGTGGCCAGCACTGCTGTACTGTTTGCATAGATATTGCCAAATGCAAATGCTGAATTTTGTTCAAAAACTAAAGCTGTGACTCCAATCACAATTGGATCGTTGGTTGTAAGTTTCCATTGTGTGTCGTGATATACTGTTCCTTCGGTGACCATGACAATGGTACCGGCTAACAGTTCGCCTGTGGCATCTGTATCTGAACTGCGAGTCCAAGTACCATTGGATCCTGAACCCACTGTGGTCACATAGTATATGCCATTTTGACTGCCAGTATTTTGTCCAATCACTAACACACGATCATTGGTACTAAGACTTACACCATCAACTAAACTAGGAGCACCACCGGCAAGAGTAATATTGGTGGTTGTAATCACCCGCGTGGCTTGTTTGTAGTCTATGTCGTAAATCTGCGCGGCACGCGGTTTAGTTAATCCCATTATAATTCCTGTAATATCACATATTTAGTCAAAAAAATAGGACTCACTAGGAGCCCTATTTTTACAGTTTTACCTGTTTAGAAGCGACCAATAACCACTTCAATTGTGCCTGTGCCGCCAGCAAAGTCTTCAAGAGCTTTACCAATGATTGCACCTGCACGTGGATCTGCTTCAGCACGAGCTGTACCATCACCATTGGAAACCATCAAGTCACCTTTGGCTACTGTGCCAGTTACCTGGGTTGGAACACGTCCAGTCAGGGCTACTGTTGCTATGTTGGTACCTTCAAGTCCACCGTTCATGATGTAACTTGGGTTGGTAGATATCACACCTGCTACACGACGATCTGCATCTTGTGTACTGAGTGTAACTTCATGTGTACCACCAAACGCAACCACTGTGCCGGGAGCATACTCAGCGTCAGCTGTGTATTTCTCTGCCAAGTCAGCGTATTGTGCCGATGTTGCTTTGGCAAATATTGTATTGTAGGTAAATGAAGCACTACCAATATTGGCTGTGGCATTGGCTGTTGGCATAATATTAGCACCAGTGTTGACGTTACCAGTACCGTTGGGTAACAAGCTAATGTTGCCATTACTACTAGTGATAAGATTCATTGGTCCTGTGTCAACAACGTTACCAACCAAGTTTAAGTCGCCACCAACAGTAAGGTTTCCAGTGGCACTGATCAATCCACCTGTTAGGACATTACCACCAGTGACGTTGCCGCTTACACTTGTTACGCCAGTGATATATGCACCAGTTGTAGCAAACACTGCCACGTTACTTGTACCACCAACTGTAATGTTGGCATTACCACTAGGTGTTTGGATATCAATCAGTGTGGTACCGTTTTGAATACGATCACCCAAGATGTTACCACTGAGTGTAGCATTTCCTGACACACTTAGATCGCCTGTGATTGCTACCAAGCCAGGGCTGATTGTTTGTACAGTTGTGCCAGCTATGTTAGCACGGATGTTGCCACCACTGGACACAACTGACATGTTACTTGTGCCACTAGTAATAGCAGTACTGTTGATATTTCCACCCAGGATACTTCCGCTGACACTAAGATCGCCAGTGACATTGACTTGTGCTGAAGTAGGACTTGGTGTTACGCTAGCATTACCACTGTCATTAGCGATACTAGTAACTGTGGTTGTTGTAGTAATTTGACGTACATCAATCAAGTCGCCTGTAGCCGGAGCTTCTGTAAACGTCAACGTTGTTGAACTTACAGAGTAAGCACTGGTCGGAATCTGTACCACACCGTTGATACTGACAATACAACTGTTGGTTGTCTGTGCAGAACTCAATGTAAATGCTACTGTTACGCCGTCGCCATTGAACTGTTGATCAGCAATAACTGTAAACACTGTTGCACCAACTGTTTGCCAAGTACTATTGTTATACACTTCTAGTCCGTTGGTTGTGGTATTAAAACGTTGCATACCAGTTACACCAGTTGCTGGACGTTGTGCAGTGTTTCCAACCGGCAACAAGATTGAGTTAGTGGAGTTAAATGCTACCAATACATTTGTAGTCTGAGTTGAATTACCAAAACTAGCTGTGTTGGCTCCGGCATCAATGTAAAATACGTTGGCTGTTAATCCGTTAAAAGCAATATCTGTGTCGGCACTACCACTGTTGACAGTAATTCTACCATTGGCACTGTTGATACTGTTGGTGCCAACTGTGATATTACCAAATGTACCAGTACCAGTAGCACTAACTAAACCACCTGTTAAGATGTTACCACCTGTGATGTTGGCTGCACTTGTGATTGTGCTTGTAGCACTAATCAATCCACCTGTCAACACATTGCCACCAGTGATATTACTTGTTGCAGATATCAATCCACCAGTTAAAATGTTACCGCCTGTGATGTTGGCAGTAGCACTCATTGTGGTTCCTGCGTTGACAGCACCAGTTACACTTAAACTTGTACCTGTAGCAGCACCAATGTTAGGTGTTGTCAAGTTGGCACTGGCTTTGACAATAACGTTGCCGCCACCATCAATTGCAGTGGTAATACCGTCGGTTTTGACACTGATTGTTGTGCCTGTGATAGAAATACCGTTGCCGGCATCATAAACCTGACTTTGACTGAACTGAGCGAAACTAATGTTGCTGGTACCAAATGTAATTGTACCGGCTGGTGCGTCAACAATATACGCACTACCTTCATTGATTGTACCACCAGTTACAAAGAAGTAGTCGTTTAGACTTAATTCTTCTGAGCTGTTTGGACCATATTGGTCTGTGTCAGTGGAACGCACAATGCTTGTAGTGTTGGCATAGGTGTACACACCGTTGAACACCGCATTGCCTTCGTTCTTGACAAGAATACGTGTGCCAACAGTTTGAACGTTGGCCGAGTCAATGGTAGTAAATGTACCAGTTGTGGTAATCTTTGCACCAACACCGTTGCTTGCACCATTGGGTTGAGTATAGGTAATTGTACCGCCTGTGGCTGTGGCCAAGTTACTTGTGGTAGCTACCAAGACCGCTTGGTGATAACTTATCTGAGTTGAAACCATGTTATCAACATACAGCTTGCTGGCCGCATCAGTGTTGGCTGACGGGTAAGCTACACCAGTGATATATCTGTTGCCTAACGCAACGTTGGCAGCTGGAGCCAAACTTAAATCGCCGGAACCAGTGCTGATAGTCATGCCTGTTGCACCAACCACGTTTGGAGTGTTTACGTTGGTAGCTGAAGTGATGTTGCCACCAGCTGATATCAATCCGCCTGTTAGGACGTTACCGCCTGTGACGTTACCGCTGGCACTTATTACTGTTCCAAGTAAACTTGACCCAGTTATGGTGCTCGTTGCACTAATCAATCCACCAGTTAGGATATTGCCACCAGTGATATTGGCTGCACTTGTGATTGTGCTTGTGGCACTGATCAATCCACCTGTTAACACATTACCAGCTGTGACGTTGCCTGTGGCACTGATCAATCCTGGAGTGGTGACGTTGCCAGCATTGACATAACTGGTTGCGTTTAAGTTGCCAAGTACGTTGCCAATTACACTTAAATTGGCCTGTGTAGTGATTGTGCTGGCTGTGAAATTTGCATAGCTGGTAACGTTAACTGTGGTGTTACTGGCTGTGGTGTTGGACAAGATGGCCATGAATGTTGTGGCACTTTCTTTCCAACCAATAAATGAACTGTTTTGGCTACCACGATAGCCCAAAATACCAATATCTACTGTGGGGCTACCTGCAGTTTGACCGTCAGCAAGAACCAAGATTGGGTCTTTGATCAGGGTATTAAATGTGTCTACTGTGGTGGTGGTTCCATTAACAGTTAAATTACCGCTGACAGTAAGGTCTGAGCCGTAAGTTAAGTTGTTGGCCAACAAGGTTGACGAAATAGAGTAGGGTACTACTTTAGCATTAGCAACGATGGTGGTATCAGTAATCTGATTATTCTTAATTCTTGTAACGGCCATTTTAGTCTCCTGTTTGGCATTCTAACAGCCGTGACATTTCACAGGCTATGACTTATTTACCATGGCCTGGATATTTTGAGTATTACAATACTAATTTTGAGGGTATTCGCTCAGAGCGAATGTGTTACTGAGCAGACAGCAGTGGTCTATTGATGGATATTGTATTTATTTTTGGTTTAAAAATCTGGCGTTTTAGACAACATTTATAGGTATCTAACATCGATCACATCGCCAACAGCAGGTGCTTGTGTAAACACCAAGGTATTTCCTGGACTAGGAGTTATGGCATAAGATGTAGTAGGCAACTGTACCACACCGTTCAGCATGATCAATGTGCCAGCTGTGGTGGTAGTTCTGTTGAGGGCAAAACTAACAGTTGATCCATCGCCGTTGAATACTTCGTTTGTAACTCCGCCCACAATCACGTCCCACTCTGTACCGTCGTAGACTTCTACTCGCAGAGTATCAGAATTAAAACGCATGGTTCCTTGCACAGCCGGACTGGGCCGTTGTGCGGTATTGCCCACAGGAATAATAAATCCTTTGGTGCCGTTGATTGTGACCAATCCAGTTCCAGTAGCCGATAAAGTGATGTTGCCATTGGCTAAACTGGTGCTGATAGTTGTGTTGCTAAATGTGAGATTTCCAGCAGTGCCAATATTGCCAATGTTTTGATCTACATACTGTTTGGTTGCTGCGTCGCTGTTGGCATAGGGAGTTGCAAGATTATTAATATTGACATTTGCTAAACTTACATTGCCAACGTTGGGAATACGAATATTACCAACTGTGATATTGCCAACTACTTCAAAAGCACTTGCTGGATTAGAAGTATTGATACCTACAGTGTTTCCAGTGTAGTCAATGTAGAGTAAATTTCCGCTGAATCCTAGATCGCTATCTCTTTGTAGATTGCTATTAAGCATTGCTCCTGCAACATAACTTATAGAACTCATAAATTAACCTTCGGTGTGAATGACGTTGATGGGTATACCATTAGGCGGTGCCGATGTAAAGGTAATGTCTACACTGGTGCCGTTCACGGTGTAATTTGTAGTGGGTATTTGATAAATTGAGCCTACAAAAACTATAATTTGTTGGGCGTTGACCGGAGCAGAACTCATATTGAATACTGTCTGTACTCCGTTGCCGGTGAAGTTATCTACAGTGTACGTTACACCGCCGGCTTGTAAACTTAAAAATTGCGTTCCGTCAAAATACTCTATCAACCCAGAATCAGTATTATAGCGTATAAGGCCAAAGGCTGGATTGGTTGGTCGTTGCGATGAACTGCCCGTAGGTAATACCACGCCTGAACTGCCAGACTGCAACCGACGGTTCTTAATAAAGTATCCCATTAGATTGTGGTGAAACTAACTACCGATGTAACTGTGTTGGCATTGGACTGTATTTGTACAAAATCTCCTGGTCCTAATAGCAATTTTTCACCACCAGCATAAAGTTGATAGGTATCACCACCAGCCAATGGCAAATTGTTTAATATAATATTGGTGTTGCCAGCAGTGCCTGCACTCGGTACCACATATACATTGGCTGTGACATTGCCTGCGGCATAGTTACAAATACTTAAAAACGTAATAGCAGTATTGCCGCTACTGGTATAAACGATATTGCCTGCTGAGGTTACATTGGCTACTTGAATAGTCATTTTTATTCCTTAAAATATAATACTGAATACTATGGCCTTGCTCTTGCTGACCAATTCGTCATTGGCTGCTGAGCTGGTAAAATACAGTCCTGTACCACCGGCTCCAACCACGTTACTGTAAACTGCCACACTGTTGGACACGTTGGCCGGAGTAGCAGTGTTGCCAAACACTTGATGACCTTGCAAGGTCAATTTGCTGTTGGCAAAATCAAATTTCAAATTAATGTTGGCACCAAACGCACCGTTATCATTAAACTGAATTTCTGTATTGGCACCACCCACGGTGGCATTTCCTGTGGCAATGGTTACATAGGCCGAAATAGGTGCACCATTGCCGTAGACTGATGGACTGATTTCCCATTGACTGGTGATGGTATTAAATCGTAAACCAGCCCAGGCAGTATTGGCCACTTTGGTAGCGACCATACCCATGCTGGTCACTGTGCCGTTGTTGTTGGCTGCTACAGCAATAAACGCATCATTGACCGCAATTTCACTGACGTAGGTAATGTTTCCAGAAACGTCCAAGTTTCCGTCAACGTAGATTGTGCCAACACCACTGTCAACTGTGATGTACCAATCGCCATTGGTATTCTTGTAGGTAGCCATTTAAAGATCCTTTTTGTTATTTATGCGGTCTAGGAACTGGGCCAAGTCTTGGTGTTCGAGGTTATTCAGTGCTTCAAGTTCTGGAATTCTAGCTGTGGTTGGGCCGCAAATTCTAAAAAATCGTGTTCTTTTGTAGTCTGTCATTATGCGGCTTATTTGTCTGACCCAATTTCCAGTAAAAGTGGGTGCAGATTCGGGTGCTTTGTAAAACTCTGTGCCGGCATACAAGTTGTTGAATTTTTGATCTGGGGTAGGCCCCATGTCAAAACCCAACAGGTATATGCGGCGATTACCGTCAAGTGCCGCAATAGACGTAGCTATAGGGCCACTGCTGTAGCCAAAATATTCTTGTGGCACAGGCCACGCACCCAGGCCTTCTATGGGCCTACGAGTATAAAAACGATTTTTACAAGAATATCCAGTTTCTTGTATTTGAGTTGATATGGGTTTGTCGGTAGCTACTAGCACATCAGGCACAAATTCTCTGTACACAGCATTGCACCCATAGACTGTTCCGTGCTGTTTAAGCACACTTAACTCAATAGGTTTACGGCTAATGCCGTTGCCCAACACAAATGCCACAGTCATAAAAATCCCCACAGTACTTATCTGCAGGGATTTTTGGGTTACAACAAAATTACGATGTGTAATTTTCAACAATTGCCATGTCTAATGTACCACCACTATTTTGCTCGGAGCCGTTGACACCCCAGGTGTCAGCTTCTGCACCAGATTTGGCTTCTGTGCCTTCGTCTGTAAAGAAGTTGGCATCCAAAACCACGTTGTTAACAACTTGATCTGGGTTCCAAACATCACCAGTACTGGCATTGCCACCTGTTTCACCACCAGCAAAATTCTGGATGAATCTGTTGGTAATTTTACTGATGGCCACTTCAGACGAATCGCCAAGGAAGTAACTGATACTCATGTTACCGGCTGTGGGCGATAAATCGCTAGTAAGCACACACTGACCAACTTCTTGTGCTCTACCTGTGGTGCCTGCACCTGCAGCGGCTGTAGCTGCAAACACTGTGCCAACTGCGGCACCTGCTGGAGCTCCAATGCTCTGCCAGTTGGTATTGCCCAAAGAGTAAATTCTTAATGATACGCCTGCTACTGCATTGGCTGGGTCAATAGCAGCTGTGGTAGCTACTAAAAATTTGCGTGAGCCTTTTTGACGCAAGATTTGACCTGGGCACTCGGCACTGTAACTGTTAGTAATGTAAATTTGACATTTAACAATAGGATATGCTGTTGTGGTTGCTGTGCTGCTAAGGCCACCAACTACACCTAACCAGGCTGGATTTGTACCAACAGGCGGTGTTGGTGCTACCAATTGACTAAATGGCGGATATGCTTGATCTATTGGAGTAGATGTACTTGAATTATATTTTTGAATCTTAAGAGGACGTCCCATTTTGTTTTCTCCTTAAAGAAGTCCGATGTGAGTTCTAGTCACTACGCGGTAGGGTTTAGTCTTCCGCATA